CTTCCTGGATTGTTTCGATTTCCCAACCCGTTTTTGTCTGCTTGGCAGCGATAAAAACAAAGGGGAACTTGTCGGCGGCCGTCTTGATTTTTACCCTGGCATCGTCGCGCCAAAAGCCTTTCACTTCGTGGAATTCAAGGGTGCCGTCTGGGCGGACAACCATGAAATCCGGCGTGTATGAGCAGCGGTTCCCCAAGATCAGTTTGACGGCTTCAAACTTGAATTCCCGTATTTCCCCCTTGTTTTGGAGGTCAGACAGGTAAAAGCCATAGGCGGCTTCCGTCTTGTTCATCACGCCGGGCCGGTGGATAGCTCTTGCCCTGGCTCTCATGCCGCCCTCCCTTCTACGGCCGGACGGATTGCCGGCATGATGCGGGTGTATGCCTCAAGGTATTTTGGGCCGAATTCGTCCAGAGCCGCCTTAATGCGGTCGGTGTACTCGTCCCATTCCACTTTGACCAAAAACGGGCGCAGTCCGGGGCAGTAGGAAAGGAAATACCACGCCCGCAAGCCAGTCACAGCCATGGAGCCGTGCACCTGCGGCTTATATTTGTCCGGCAGCACGCCGTCCAGCAGATACCTGGCATGATGTTTGGAGAGCGGGCACTTGATTTCAAGTCCGGCAATCACAAGATCAAGCCCGTCTTCCAGATTTTCAAAAACAAGTCCGTCAGGGCTGCACCCGATAGGGGCCGTTTTGCGGCGGATAAATCCAACTTCTTTTACCGCTTTGCCGGTCAAGGTCGCGAAAAGCTCGCGGGCTTCCGGTTCCAGGGCTTCCCCGCGATCCGTGTGAAAATTGCCTTCAAAGGTTATTTCATCCGGACGCAGACAGGAGCAGCACAGTTCGATGATTAAATCATCCTGCTGGGCTGACGGCTTCCCGGTTTTGGGAGTGATCAGTCGGTCAAAGTTGCTGGCGGTCAGATGACCGGAACGCAATTTAAACCATAGGTCGCTCCGTTGTGGGACATCCTCGTAAATAACTATATTTTCAAGGTCTAACATAACTTTAGTAGTCCTCTCTATTGGCTGGCACATACTCACGTTCCTGCTCCTTCAGACTTCCAAAAAAATCATCGGTATCATCATTTGGAGGCGGTAATGCCTCCGATGCCGTAGGCCGTTTTTCCTCCGGTTTGGGCGGGTTAAAGGGGTCTATTTCCTCGTTTTCATCCTTGGACGGGGTTACATTCCGCATTTCGCTTCCAAATTCCTGATCGTCGGCGCTGCTCATGGCCTCCTGGATGTATAGGGGTAAATCCCATTGCTTAGAGGCGCGCTTGATGACCGTTTTCAGGCCCATCTGCCCGAAGTCAGTCATCCATGGACCTACTATTTCCCCTTTCTTGTTCCGTGATTTGGTGCGGCCCATGATTTCCTCCACGGCATGCAGGCTCATGCGTTCCCCGTGTAGGTAGAGGTCCTTGTCTGTCCAGGTGCAATAAAAACCCCTGATGGGCGCCGTGCTGTCATCCCATTCCGGGATGTGGCTCATTGCAAATTTCCCTTCTTCCAGGCCCCAGGAAAATGGCTCCCCCTCTCTCACAATTCCAATATTGAGGTTGGTGACGCCATTGGAGCGGGCCATACGCATCAGGCCGCGGGCGGAGGGGACAGCAACGCAGGTCAATACAGACCGGCCGCTTGCCTTATCATTGCTCCAAAAAGGAACAAGATAGCCGTGGATGCCGTCAGGCTCACAACGCATCATCAGCAGGTTTTTCAGGGATGCAATCAGCGTTACAGGGGCGCATTGCTGAAGGAGTGGGGTTTTCTGGCAGCAGTGCCAGAAGATGCTGATGCAGCGCTCCGGCGTCATCATGTTCTCCACAAGATGAGCAATGTGGACCTTCACGTCCTCGGACATCACAATTTCGTAGAGTGTCTTTTTCGGGACTGGCGCCTGGGGCAAATCTAGTTTATGTGTAGGTGCGTTACTCATAATCTTTGCATGGTTCTGTGTAACAAGGCCGGGAGTCCGGGCCAACGGACCCCGGCCAACTGCTTTTTAGGCATTCAGGGATTCCTGATGCTTGCGGTTCAGTTCGTCGCAAAGCTCCAAGGCTTTCTCTAGGGCCTCTTCTCGTGTCACTTCGCGCCCGTCTCCGAAAGACACGCAGTGCATTCTCAAGACAATTTCAGAGTCTTTTTTAAACCAAACACCAAATGACTCGTCCTCTTCCTCAACGTAATAAGGCTGTTCCGCTTCAATTTCTTCAATCGGCTTGACAAGTTTGATACAAGCAACTGAAAGGTAATTGTTTCGGTTTAGTAAAACGCCATCAGGAAGGCTAACATCCCCTCCCGCAATCTCGTCTCCACAAAGGGCCACTTGGCCTCCAATTGCGTTATTTGCGGACAACTCCCGATTACCTCCACACCCGAAAAGTCTCCCGTGAAATCCGGTGATTCGAACTAAATCCCCCTTGCGGTATTTCCGCGCCGGGTCGTATTTCGCCTGGGCGGGCTCAAGAGCAGAAGGGTCAAAAAAGCCATCTTCCGTTTTGCCGTCATCACGGCGGATAGTGATTTTGATAGAGTTAAAATCCGTTCCGTCATCTTCACTGATCGTTCCCCGGATGATGACTTCGGTTCCGGGCTTGCATTCGTTTCTTTGCATGGTGTTTTTGTTCTATTGGGTTCAGTTAAAAAGGGTTTTGAGCAGGAGGAAAATTAAGAATAAAAATCCTCCTCCAGCGGCAATTACTCCACACCACAAAATCAGGTAAGCGAGGATTTTGGAGAGGAGGTCTTTTGATTGTGCGGCCTGGGTGTAGTTCCAACAGCGCTCCGCTTCGTCAGGGATGCCGTTGAGACGCTCCCGGGCGCACAGGCGACACAGATAGCGGGCGCAGAAGACGCCGTCCTGATGGTCCCCTACCAGGGACACCCACGAAGACGAGGCGTTCAGCGGTTCGGCGCACATGTAGCAGCGCGCCGTTTTGGCGGGGTGCGGGTTGTTGGTGAGTGTTTCCACCATGCCCTTGTAGGGCCCCCGGTCGATAATGTGTTGATGTGTGGTCATTATTTTGATTGGTTGGAAAGAAAATCTCTGACTTCGCGCATGTTGAAGCGCGCTTCGCCCTTCCTGCCCCGTTGATTGTTCATAGGCGTCATCTTGGTAATTTTCCCAAGCCTCACCCCTTCCGACAAATAAGGAGTAATACCACTGACGGAGTAGTGGAACCGTTCGGCGCAGTCTTTTGCGCTTCCGAATTCATCTACCGGAACAAAATTATTCATTCCGACGCTTGACGCTTCAGCCGAGGAAGGAACCGGAGTGTCCGCCAATTCCCTCAGCACTCCGGACAGCACTTCCAAGGCATCCGCAAGGCTGGCTATCGTTTTTTTGTCCCCGTTCATGGCTTTGGTCAAAAGTCGTCGTTGTGTCCGTCAGGGTTGTCCGTCGTGGCATGGTCCCTCTCATACTGCACCAGGGCGTTTTCAAGGGCCGCGGCTGCGGTTTCGTGTTCGTTCATCAGCCGTTCGGCATCTGCGTGACTCACAGCCACATCATTCACGCGGATGCAGCGGTCTTCGGTGTCGTATTCAACAAGCATCGTCCTCGGCGGGTTTGGATTTATTCACCAAGTCGGAAAACTCGTCTACTGGCTCGCAGGGCAATAATGCGCCGGGTTTACATTCAAGGTTCAACCCAAGCAGACGCCGGGCTATGTAAATTCTTCCTGCGTATTTCGCCCGGAAAATTTTGTCTTCAGGATCATTGATGCTGAAGCATGGATTGGCGTCCTCGTGAGTTTCAATTTTGAGCATTTTGTCCAGCTCAATGAGGAGGTTTACTATTGTTTGTTCGTTGGTCATATTTTTCCTTATTGGGTTCAATGTAAAAGCTATTGCCTATACATCCGTTTAAGACTATCCTCTGGGTTTATGGTTTTTTTCCAATACTTCGCAGAACTGCTTAAATTCGCTTGCAATTATGCAGGCATAATCTTTTCCGCAGCGGCAGTTTATCTTTTCGCTCCTCAAAGCCTTCTTGAGGCCCTGCATATCAGCTATTCTTCCCATGATTACCGCGATATTGCGGGATTCGTGTTCCTTATTTCCGGCTGCGCCCTGCTGGAAAAGGTTTGGAACACTATCAAAACCTCTCGCTCCAAGGCAAAATCCCGTAAAAAGGTGATCAAGCGTCTCCATGCTCTCACTCAAAAAGAGAAAGACATTCTGCTTGGATATATCTTCTTCGATACTCGAACACAGAGATTTGATGATAGGGACGGCGTCGTAAATGGTCTGATAGAAGCCGGCGTTCTTATTCGACATTCCTTGTACGGAAGCATTGTGTCCGGGTTTGACGTCAACATCACAGATGTTGCCTGGGAGTATCTCAAAAAGAATCCCGACTTGCTGAGATAGGTCATTCATGATGGTGTTGATTACTGGTTTCAACTCAAGGTTACTTAAACCTTTTCTTTAAAAAAATTAGCAGAGGATTTCCTGAAAATTTCATCTTCAACACTTAATCTATTATCGAGGTTACTTAAACCTTGATCGACAAAAAAACTGATTTGAGCCGACAAAGAACGATGGTTTTCTTGTGAGACTTTAGACAATTTTTTTATCGTCCATTCATTTAGTCTTACGGTAATCGGTTTTTTTTCTATTTTTTGCATCTCGAATTTCTTTGGCAATTTTTTCATAATCTTCTGGTTCTAATTCTATGTCGCATACAGCTCGATCTATCAGAATTTCAAGTAGCCCTGACATGCTGATATGATGTTTCGCTGCTAACCTCTTAATCTTATAATACTTCTCGCGTGAAAGGTATACTGCTAAAGTCCGTTTAGCCGGGTCATGTTGGTTCGGCATGACCCCGAATATACGGGTTATAGTAACCCATGTCAATAAAGATGCATCTTTTTTCATCTTTTTTATGACAAAACAATTCTTTATGAAGTATAATTGTTTAATTATAAATAAGAAACGAATATCCTATTCTTCTGTCCCAGCCCCCTTTGAAATATTCCTCAGTATTTTTTTAATTGTCCTCCGGCAACCTTCCACAATGCCGAGACCGAAACAAGTAGCCCCGAAAAGCACAGCCAGCAAGAAAAACACAAGCATCACGTTACCTGACATGGACGTAACCCTTTCTTGCTGATATTTTTTCTCCTAACACGCTAGCATTTAAAGCGTTATAAT